AATAACTTTATAATTATAATTTTCATTTAATAAACTTAGAGTATCTTCATTTACTGTTATAGTCTGCACTTTAAAGTAAGTTGAGTCTCCTCTATTATTTATTTCATGACCATAGTTTTCAAGTAATATATCTATTTTATCTTTAGTTAAAACTTTTTTAGATATTAAAGATTCCATTATATTATCTAAACTAGTATCAATATATCTATTAGCTTTACCTAAATAACTCAACAAAGATTTAAAATTAACATGATTTTTAGTATGACAATTTCCTATTGAATATGAATGATTTTTAAATAACATTTCAATATACAATAAACTTTCTTTATACTTAGAATTAGCCAGTATCTCCATAGCAAGAATATGATTATCATCATCTGAACTATTAAACATTGTAGATAATTGTGTAAACATGTCAGCATCTATTATAACAGCATCATCTCCATTAAGTTGATCTAATAAACAAGATTCATCTATAATTTCTCTACCTTTAAGACTATTAAAAATACTTAGATATTCTGTAGCCACATCATAAACATATTCAGAACTACTTTTTTTGTTATTTACATAATCTAAGTATGCTGGTTGTAAAGAATAACTATTAAATTGTGGACAATCTGTATCTGTAAAATTTCTTGCAGTAGACCAATCAGTTAAAATATATTCTTCTGTATAAAATTCTAATGCAGTTTCTATTTTACTAAATTGATAATCATCCATATCATTTTTATATGTCTCAAAAAATAATTGTACAACAGGTGTTGGAATTTTATATTTCCATGAAGAACCTGTCATTTTATCTTTTGTTTTAGATGAACCAAATATTATAGTTGCTTCATTTATGTCTCTTATTGTACGGATACCAAATTTAGTAGCCAAATCTTTAAGTTTTATTCTAGGAATATTAACTCCTGGTAAAAAATAAAGTTTATCTCCTTTCATAGGAGTATATTCATTTTTAACAATATTTAAAGTATCACTACTTGGATCAAAATAATTTGTAGTTTCAATTCTTACATTAAAATTATCTAATGTTGTATCTGAATATGTGTATTCAAAATTTAAATATAAATATGCCATTTTGTTTTATATTAAATAAGGGAAGTTTTACCCTCCCTTATTATGATTAATAATTAATTTATTTTACAGCCATTTTTACAACATCACTATTCATCATCAACTTACTAAACTTAAGTTTATTTCCATTTACAATTTCCTTAATCATATAATATCTAAGGTCATCAGTAAATGCATTACAATCTGTAGTAAGTTTAATCAATCTATTAGTAAATGCATCTGTAATTGTATTATTTTCAGAATAAACTAATGAATAATTTATTACTCTGGTAGCAATGATACTAGATAAATCTGCTCTAAAATCATCATCTTTACCTACAGCAGCATCTAAAGCTCCCATTACATATGCTTCATCTTTAGTCATGATATCTTCCGGAGAAATAATCTTATCTAATTTATTATTAATAAACATAGTAAACATAGAACTAAAGTCTGGACCAACTGAACCTTCACCAATCATTTGGATTAAAGGTAAGTCATTCTCAAACTTAGGAATAGAACTAATAGCATTAAAGAATGTAGTTACTGATCTTGGATTAATCTTTTGTGTGACTAATTCAGGATGCATTAACATGAAATTTATACATCTACCATCAATATTTGCGGTCTCAGCCCACTTAGCCCATACTTTTACATCATACTTAAGCTCACATGAGATAAATCTTGTTTTCTGAGCTACATCAAGACTAGTAACATTATAGTCACCATTGTCTGGATTAGTAGTTAAAAGTACATGCCAGTTCTTAGGAAGTTTCCAAGAAACATATTCTTGTCTATCTAAGATCTCCATAGTTGCTTGCATAAATCTATGGTCAGCTCTAGTATAATCATCTAATACTAAAAAGCCACCTTCACCTTTGCCTTGAATCCATTCAGGAGCAGCATGAGACATTCTTTTTCCTGATACTTTGTATCCTTTTGCAGTAGCTGCATTTATCTGAGATTCATTAATCCAGGTAGTCTTACCTTCAGCATTTGTTATTTCAAATTCTTTTACAGGAAAACCAACTAAGTCACCTAATTCTTCTAACTGAGATAAATTAAGTTTTACTACTTGCATATCAAGTTCTTTACCTAACTGCATAATAGCAGAAGTTTTACCAAGACCTGCATCTCCTTCAATATTAATAGCTACAGGAACCTTACCTTCCTTTTGAATATGTTGGTTATTGTTAACCATATGCTTAATAAATCCTTTTAATTCTTCAACATTTAATTGTACTTGACTCATAATTTTCTTTTAAAGTTCTAATTTTATAACCTGACCCGGAAGATCTGGATTCATACTTGATTGTTCTGACAAAACCCAAAGAACTCTTCCTTTTGGTGTTACAGATGTATTACATTCTCCGTCAGTAAAATATACTAAACTTGTATATAAACCTTGGTTTTCATTATAATATTCTAAGACAGGATCAAACTCTGTTCCTCCTCTTCCTGATACAGACATTTCTAATTTACCTTTGTAAGGTTCAATAGAATTGATTCTTGTATCACATTGTATAACTGTAATATCTACACCTGATTTATGTATATGGTGTATTTCATTCATAAACTCTTGTAGTTCATGATCACTTACTGATCCAGAAGTGTCAACACCTAATAACATATGCTGTTTCATCTTGATTTTAAGACCAGGATTTGCATCATATCTTTTATTTTCTTTTCTTCTAACTTTTTTAGTATAAACTTTAGTTGAAACTCCATTAAATCTTCTGATATATCCTTTCCAATCAAACTTGGCAGCAACAACTTCTTCAAGTATAAGAACACCTTCTATTTCTCCAGGTACATTACCTCTCTTTTTAAGTGTGTCATCTTTTGCATCTGAGAGTATTTTCTGTACTTGTTTTTCAATAAGTTTTTGTTCAGCTTCTGTAAGATTTTCAAACTCATCCCAAGTACTATGGTCAGGCAAATCAGCACCATCACCAGCATCCATTTGATCACAAAGAGAATCAAACTTTTCATCACCACTTGTACCATTTGTATCTTTCTCATTCTTAGCTTCTTTAAGCTTATCATAATAATATCTACAACCTGCTTTAATATTTAAATTTAAATCAGGATAATTATTAATATCAATACCACCAACTGGTAGTAAGTCATCACTAATATATTGATTTATTTCCATCATTTATGTTAGCTGCAAGTTTCCCTGCAGATCGGACTATACCTTCACCCCAGTAGGGTGGCTTATTGTAGTCTCTGAACCTCTTTCTTTAAAATAGTTTTCAAATTTATTCTTCTTTCTGTCTAACCAAACAATAGCATCTTTATATAAATAATTATAAAAGGCCAGTGTTTTATTTGGACCAGATGAGGAAGAATACCAAACATTACCTAATTTTCTTTTGTCTTTTTTTGGTATATTAATTGGAGCATATTGTACTAAAGATTTTAATAATTCTTCAGTGCCGCATATACCAATACCAATACCTTTATAATCTTTTATTTTTCCTTTTAGTGTATAAGTATATACACTTCCATCACCATCAAAATATCCTCTAATAAAATGAGGTATAAGTTTTGAGTTAATTTTAGGAAATTTAAGTATTAAAGACTTTCTTGGAACACAACCAAGTTTACATAAATCATCAAACATAATTTTACTAGTTAAGTAGACACCATATGTATCTTTATACTGTTTAACTTCAAAATCACCTTTTAATGCTTTTATAAACTTTTCTATAACTTCTTTATCTTTTACAACAAGAGTAATTAACTTCTGGCCATTAGGTTTATCATGCACACAACCGTCTGCATATAAAAACCCAAGCCAATAAGCTTTTTCCTCTATATCTATTTTATTAAAGAAATTTTCATTCCAAGGTCTTCTTCTATAAATAGAATTAGATCTTTTAGTAATATTTAGTTCCTCAAGTTTTTTATTAATAAAACTTTCAGAAACATTTAACTGATTTGCAATTTTTTGACAAGATAAACCTGTATTATACAAATCAATAATAGAATTATTTGGTATACTTAGCTTTTTCATACTACTAATATACTAATTAATTTCTATTAAACAAACATTTTAAAGAAATTTGGCTGCGGATCACCCATTTGGACATCTCTATCTTTTTTACTATACCTGAATGATTAGTTCAGCCACATACTACCTCACGGTGCATGCTTAGTAGATAGAGCTTTAGGATTTTCCCGTCAATTTAAAGCTTTCTTTTACACATTACTGTGCAACGGGACTAGGATTAATCCATAGCAATATTTGCTAATCTTCTATCACTAAATTTAAATACAGTAGTTAAATGACCAAAAGCAATATGTAAGCATTTTTGTTAACTCATGCTTTCACATGAGATCAGACTATACCTTCATCCTTATTAGGATGGTCTATTGTAGTCGTTGAACCTCTTTCTTGGTTTATATGTGTCTAAGTAATTAATAAAAACTTGCCTTTTTCTTTCTAAACATGTAGTATAATTTTTGTACATATATTCAAATAGATTAAGTGTATCATGCAAAGAATGTTGTGTAATATAACACTCATTACTTTCCTTAATAGTTTTATTTTTTACTGGTAATATTTTTAATAAGTCAATAATAAATTCTTGTGAACCTGAACAAAAACCTGATTTTAAGATTTTCCAATCATTATTTTTTAGATTTTTATAAGCACCAACTGTACCATCACCGTCAAAATACCCTCTAATAAAATGATGAATTAATTCATCTTTTAATATAGGTATTCTTATTGTTTTAGTTTTAGCAGGTGTACATCCTAGATTATTTAAATCATTATACATTTGAGCTGATGTTATTTGAGCTTTCCATATATATTTTTTATATAGTCTTTGATATTCACAATTTGGAGAATTATTTGATCCAACATCTGATAGAAATAATTTTACCCATTCTTTGTCTTTTGATGAAAAAATAATTTGTCCAGATTTACTTGCTTTTTTTGTAATATTACCATCAGCAAACAATACTCCTAACCAATATGCTTTTTTTTCTGTGTTTATAACATTAAAAAAGTCATCTTGACAAGTGTATTTCATTGCTGATTCAGACAAAGTCCTTGATTTTATATTATTTCTTTTTAAAATTGCAAATACAGTTTTTACATTTATTTCTAATGTACTTGCAATCTTTTTACCTGATAAATTATCAGTAATATAATAATCAATTACTTTTTGTTCTATTTCTGTTTTCATATATGTAAGTATTTATACTACAATATACCAAAAATAAACCATATAACCAAGAAATTTGGCTGCGGATTTGCCAATCTTTATCTTTTTTACCATACCCAGGTAATTATTCTGGCCATACACTATATTACTATGTGTACTTGGTAGATAAAGCTCTAAGGCAGTCCCCGTCAATTTAAGACATTTTACATATACATTACTGTATAAGGAACCCTAATTAAGTTCATGTTTAAGTAAGCCTAATCTATGATCTTCAGATAAATCTGTCCAAAACTTCTCATTTATTACTAATTGGTAATTAATACCATTTTTACAAACACCAGCAGTTGGTACTCTATTATTCCAAATTTTATTTAGTTTAATGAGAAAGAACCCATAATAGGGCTCTTTCAACATTAAATCTTTTCCTGTTTTACTAAGAGTATCTTCTCTATTCATTATCTTTTATTTTTACATTTATTTCTAATTTATCTGTAGGATAACCCATATTATATAAATTATTAGAAAGTTGATTAGTAAATAATTCTAAATATAATTCTATTGATTCTTCACTACATTTATTATCCATTAAAGCAGAAAATACTGTAGAAGAAGGTAATCTATAGTCTGTACTATCAAGTTTTAAAACATTTTTTATAAGTTTAAAACCTTTTTTACATTCTTTTTTCCATTCTTCAGCTGCTGTTCTACCAAATTGATATAATACTAATAATTCACCTAAATGTTTTTTACTAGCATAATTATCAATACATGAAAAAGCAATTACAGCATTTTCTGTATCTTCAGAAAGTAACATATTTAATATGTTTTTAATTTCTTCTTTGTTAAAAGTCATATTATTTATTTGTTAAAGTCCAAATTAAATCTTGAATTTTTTCAACTATAGTATCTTTAAGTTCATCTGTAAGTGTTTGCAATTTTAAATTGTATATCCACTTATATAATTCTTCTTCTGTCATTAGTTTTTTATTTTTAAATTTTCTTTATCTAAAGAATCTAGTTCCCATAATGCACTATTTAAATACACCATAGTAAGGTATGCAGGATTATCATTTTTAGTATCATCCATATCATAATTACTTTCTAAAAGTTTTATAGCTTCATTAACTAAAGCTTCTATTTTTTCTTTGATTACTTTTTCTTTTTCCATTAGTCTTCTATTTTTAAAGTTTTTATTGCCCATTCTTTAGGTTTACCTGATGATATCATATCAACCCATTCTTTAGCAGTAGGAATGTAATTATTACAATCTTCTTTTACATGTTGTTCTCCAACATATCTAGTGTATACAGTTTTACCATCTGAATTTATAAATGAGTTACCAAATACTTTTTCACATTCAAATATACCTTCACTATGATGTCTAAACATTCTGTGTTTACTGTGTCCTATCCAAGCCTTAGTTTCATCAAACCAATCATGAATAGGTTGGTAATCAGATAGTTGACCACCCCATTTTCTAACTGAGGATTTACAATGTTGCATTGGATGTGCCATTACATTTTATATTTTATTTGATTAATAATTTCATGTTTAGCATCACCATATCCTTCACCATAAGAATCTTCTTGTATATCTTCTACTCTTTCAAGTATTTCTTTTATTAATTCATCTGTTACTGTTTCATTTTTTAAAACTTCTAACCAATTTTCAAAATCTTCCATATTTTTTTTAGTTTAAACTTTGATCAATTAAATTACCATCATGTTCAAATTCTTCAGTATTAGTAACATAAATAGTATTATTTATTTCATATTGACCTGAAGGAATTTTAATAAGCATTACTCCATATCCACCATCATTATTCCACCAATCTTCTATATCATTTAGAATTTTTTCATTTGCAAAATATTTTATTTTATCTGCAAGTTCATCATTAAGATTTCGTAAATAAAGAACATCTTCTCCATGACTAGGTAAATTCATAATGTTATTAAATGCAGCTTCTTTACTTGTAGTATATACAATATCATCAATATCTCCTGAATCTCCACCACCTGAGTAGAATATCTTAATTCCGGTCACACCAAGGTCAGCCAACTTTAATAGAAGGCCTGTCATTTCATTTTCTGTCATATTATTTTGTTTTAAATTGTTCAAACCAATCTTTTGCAATTATACAAGGCAATTCTTTTTGATTACACCTGATACAAAATTCTGCATACTCTTGCATATCTTCTTCACTATAAGTTTCTTCTTGAAATCTAATAAGTTGTTCAGCTAATCTTGTTCTACCATAAAAGCAGTTATCACAACTACAAGTTTTGTTGTAGCCTAACTTTTTAGAAACTCTTAAAAGTTGTGCTTTGTGGTCTTCAATATCTTCATCGTCTGCTGTGCAATCAGGGTTTCTTTTGTCATAATAACAAAGATTTGTTAAGTCTATGTCTATTCTTTTCATAATATTTCCTCTATAAAATTTTCCTAAAATATTAGAATTTAAGTATTTATCATCTATTATACAATCATTGCAAAATAAATATCTACATTCCTGATAAGTTAATTCCATTGCTGAGTAACATATCATCAAGATCTCTCTTTTGATAGTAACTCCTGCCTTGTGAGCATCTTTAAGAATTTTATTACTACTGTAATATTTCATAAAGTCAGGCTTAAGTTCCCGGGTGTATTTCTTTAACCTCTTGTCTGTAGACATAGCCAAAGCTTTCTTACCCATAGGTCTTTTAATATTAGCAAAGAAGTTCTTTTTACCAATATATGCAACAGACTTACCATCTATGATAGCAGTCATACTGTAAATAAATCCAATACCACCTTCTGGTATACAGAACTCATCAAACTCTTTACCTTTATATATCCAACTCATAATGCTTGTTTTAACAAAGGTAATAACATATCTCTAACTTTATCAATACCATGTTTTGCTACTGAATCAGATAAGTCTTTTTCCATAGGAAGAACAACATAATTAAAATTATATTTATTCTTATATCTTTCAGCAGCTTTGATACCAGGTTCATCATTGTCAAACAGTACAATTATAGATTTATAACTTTTACTAAGTTTATTGATTGTAGACTCTGGGATCATAGTATTCTCACTGTCTGGTGCTATAGATTCTGCATTAACTATTCTAAGTTTTTGAAATACCATAAGATCTTTTAAAGAAGAAGTTATAATTAAATAATCTTTTTCAAAAGTTAACTGATCATGCCCTTGTGCATAGTTTTGTATTTTAATAAATTTTTTATTTAAGTTTTTTGGCATATAGACCTTATATAAAGATCCATCATTTCTAAAATAACCATACATATATGGTTTCTCAAACTTAAATAAAATTATACTATCATCTAAATCTTTTTTTTCCATTGTAAAATATCTCAATGGTGATACATTATAATGTTCAAGTAATGCTGATCCAATTTTAAATCTTGTCCAATATTGTTGATCTGATGTATTCCAATGTCTTATTTCATAATCAACTACTTTAAATTTATCATGAATTTTAAATTCCCTTTTTTCAAAAAAAGAATTATTATTTATATATTCTTGATAATCAGAAAGTATTTTACTTGTAGCATGAGATCTAGTTGGCATATTATATAATGCTTTAACTAACTCTATGTTATCTCCATTATTTCCAGATGAGAAATCTTTAAATTTATAGTATCCTGATGTTACATCAATATAAATACACATAGAAGGAATCTTATCCTTTGAATTAAAAGCAGATAATATTTTAACATCTTGACCTGTGAGTTTTTCTTTTAAATTAAGATAATTCTCAAAAACCCATTCTCTAGGAACATCCCTTAAATCAGAAATTAAATTTTTAGTTGAAATCATGATATAATTTTTAATAACAAAAAAAGAGGAACCATTTCTGATTCCTCTTATTACCAAATAAAATTTAGTCTAATGAAAAATCAGAAGATGATTTAGAAGGAATTGAGAAAGAATCATCATCCCCAAAAGCTTTAACATCTTTTACTTCAGTTTTTCTTAAATGAATTGCTTCAGAATAGCGCATAACCTTGCCACCATCAACTTCACCATATGCATAATTACCTTTTTCTGATTTTGGTAAATACATATCATAGTTAGTGTATCCTGTTTTGCCAATATATTCTTTACCAGCTACACAAAATTCTAGATAGTTATCTTTAAAGTCAGCAGTTTTATTAAAAGCTATGATAAGATCATCAATTGTTTGATGTAGACCATCTTGAGCAATAAACCAATCATTAATATCTAATGCTTTACATAAGTTCTGCATAAAAATCATAATAGATCTATCTCTCTGAATTTTAATTCCAGACTTAGTCTCTCCATCAGCAAATGCATATTGACTAGCTTTTACCCTACCAATTTGACCATTATGTCTACCCTTGCTTTCATTATCTTTATCAACCCAGAATCCTTCAAAACCACTAATTGGTTCAGTTTCTACATTTAATACTAAATGTTTAGCATCATCTATAAATTGAAAATCTTCTAGCATAAGGCTATTAATTTTTAATACATGATTACCTGGTGAAATTGTTTTTGGTTGGCCTGTTCCTGTACCTAGGTCTGTTGTACTTAATCCCATTTTTATTTTATTTTTATTTGTTACACATATATTTTATCCCAGTGAAAAATAATTTCACCTTTGTCATTCATTTCAGAAACTACTATCTCTTCATTTCTTAGGTGTTCTGGCCTTGCACCACAAGTTACTTCTTCACTAGTTTTAAAAGATAAAATTGTTTTATTACCCTTTCTAAACATATATCCTATTGCATCAGCATTAGCACATATTAAGGATTTAATTTTACCAGTTAAATCTATGTTAGCAGCCATTACCATTTCACCTTTATCATCTACCTGTTTGTCTTTAATATGACCAGATAAAATAATATGGGGTGCTAAGGTATCAATAAAATCTAAAACTTGAAAAAAAGCTTGTCTTAAATATAAATACGTTATTACTTTATGTTTCCATAAAGACTAGACTATATCTTCATTAAACTCATATAAAAAACCTCCCAATGGTGTTTTTGAAACAATATGTTTCTTTAAGGTTTTTATATATAACTGATTTTGTAAACTACATTCCTTTAAAGAAGAAAAAGTAGTTACAAGTTTACCCATATCATCAAATTTATTCACAGGTTTGCTAGATCTGCTAATTAAAGCTTTAATTTGTTTTTCTGTTTGTTTTTTGCCTTTATTACTTTGGCTAATTTTTTCTTTATGTTCTTTTGAAAAAACTCTTTTAACAGGTTTATAAGAATAATCTTTTAAAGGATCATACTCATTTTTATAAACAAAAATAAAATCTTTAACATAATTTAATTTCCCTTTGCAACAAGAGCTAATATTTGTTGATTGATCATTTATAGCAATTGCGGCCTTTGATAAAGAAGCATACTCAGTTAAATAAGCACCTTCTAAATCTAAACATACAACTAGCTTAGATGATTGCTGAACTCTTTTATTAACCTGAGTACTTGATAGTTTAAAGTTTTTAGGTTTTTTACATACATTTGTACAATTAAAACCTTCATGGTAACTGTTTAATTTTGTTATCCATTTTGATTCTTTATCAAGTAATTTCTCAGTGCTTGATGATTCTAATAAAAGCATCTTAAAATTCTCAACACCATATTTATCATAAGCTCTTTGCAATTTTAGGGAATGATGATTTCCATTCTTTAAATAATATTTATGTCTAATATATCTTGCATGTACATTCATTGCTGAACCCACATAGATTTTATCATTTATTAAACAATAAATACCATAGATTCCAGGAATTTTTGGTAATTTCTCAGTTAAACTATAAAGTTTAATGTGTGCCTTTTCCACTTTTGCAAGTGTACTCTCCTTCCGGGAGATAGTCGTTGAACCTTCCACATATTCAAATGAACTTAGTGGCTTGGCTGCTGATTGCCCATGCATGTCATAAGTATCCATAACTAGGTTATATTTATTTATGACAAATATACTATTATTTTTAAACATTCAAACTTATTTTTTCAAATTATTTTGTAGTTAATAGTCTTTAGGGGTTTCCAGCAATTAAACACATACAGGCTATTCAATAACCTGCACCATTAGGTAAACTTAATACATTGTCTCCATCATAGTTTTTACCCATAGATGTTTCTTTGTATAATTTTATTGCCAAAGGCATTACCATATCTTCTAATGCAGTTACTGTATCTATAGTAAGATACTTATATGGACTATTTGCTTCTTTAATTGCTTTACCAGCATCTAGAAGTTCTTTTAGACTTGAAATTTTAATTTTCATAGCCTCTACATAATCAGAACCATTTTCTAAATCCATTAATAAATTACCTTCTAGGCCAGAAAAAGCAGTTGTTTTTCCTGTTTTAGGCTTAGAATAAATAATTAATCTTTTAGGATTAAATCTTGTTGGTTTTTCTTTCTTTGTTGGAAGTACTATACTCATGTTATTTAATTATTAGTGCTAATTTTTGAAAATCTTGAGCTATCCTTAATAATATATCTGAAGCTGATTCAGTATTACTTTCTAAATTAATTTCTACTGTAGTTGGAAATTGTTGTTCAAAGTCAGGAAATAAACTTAGACTTTTTTGTAATTTAGGAAGACCATCTTCTTCTATTTTTAATTTAGTATCAACATCAGATTTTCTTTTTTCATAAAGAGCATATGTTATCTCTGTACCATCTTTAAGAACAGCTGATATCTCAGAAACTGGAACAGTATAGGTAGAATAACTTTCACCTTTACCATTTGTAGTTTCTCTTACATCATATTCTTCATAAAAAAACGGATTGTTTTTAAACTTAAATAATTGTCTATCACTATTCATTGGTACTACATCTACATCTATGCCTTGACTGTCTTTTACATTATCATAAAACTCTATGTAAATGTCTTCATTCTTTTTTAACTCCCATTCAAAAAACTGAACATGTCTTCCATATTTTCCTTTTTGAAAGAATGCAGTTTTTATGGTAAAGAAAGGTTCATCAATTTTAAGATTTTTAAAAGTTTCTAAGTGTTTAACATAGAAATCTTTTTCTTTTTCTTTTCTAATACTCATGTGTTTGTTTTTAAATTGCTATTTTTTTTGTTGCTTGGGCTGGTGTGTCTATTTCAACAATTCTCATAGTACTTCTATCAAGTTTAAAAAAACTTATTCTAGTTGTACCATTTCTAGATTTTAAGAAATGGAAGATTAACATATCCTCATCATTTATAATAAATCTTTCAGGTCCATACTGTCTAATTTTTCTAATTGAAGGTTTGTTAATTCCCATAACTACATCTGCATGTTGCAATAGGGCATCTGACCCATATATATCAGAATCTAATACATAATTTCCATATTCACCATCTCTCTGTCTATCAGGAGAGTCAATATTTCTATTAAGTTGGCTTAATACTACAAAAGCAATTGGATATTTCTTTTTCATAATGGTGAGAGCCTCACCTAAGCTATTTAACATCTCAAATTTATCTTTTTGTCCTCTGCCAACTCTAAATAGTGCTGAATGATCTATAGTAATCAACATGTTTGTAAATTCTCCATCTTCTTTCCTGTGTTTTTCCATTTCATAATGAATGGTAGCACACATTTCATCAACGGTACATGAATCATAAACTACATTTATAAAGTCTTTATCAATAGACTTTTCATAATACTCAACACATTTATAGAATACTTTCTCATCTACAGGATTGCCACCCTTACTCATTAATGTATTGTAATCAGAACCTGTATTCAGACTTAATTTTCTTATTCCATTGGTTTCATCAACCATTTCCATCTGGAACTTTAAAACTCTAAATTCTTGGTCAGTGTTGTGTTCTATAATATCACTAATCAACTGTTCCATAAATAAAGTTTTTCCTGTTCCCGGTCTAGCACCTACTATAGTGATAGTTCTCCATTCTAATCCATCACAAAAAGCATCATTAAACTTAGGCCATGCACTCCTGAGAGATTTAACATCTCCTTTTCTTCTTGCCTTAATTTTGATGATAGCTTTTCTTAAAGCATCTCTCTCACTTACAGGCATTAAAGGCCTGGCACCATTAAATAATTCTGCCATAAAATCTAGGTATTATGTATTTTTGCTTTGTTATACATAGCATGTAAAGTGCTAATAATTATCTCAATTAAAATATATTGTCCAATTGTAACATGAACAATAAAACTATTAACTATAAAATAAGCTATAATACTCCCCAAAATTGCCAACACACTTAACTTTATAGTTTTACTCCATTTCATTATACTATCCTTTCTTTAAAATATGTTTCAGGTTCATCAAACCCATTATTAAGCAATTCACAATATGTTGCTAAATCAGACTCAAAGGACTTATCTATGTTTTGTTTTCTTATAAAATACTGAGAAGTTCTCATGAATTCATAATTCCTTATACTGTAGTCATCAACATACTTTTCAGTAGCTTTGATTATTGTTTCCCAATCATAACTGTAATTTTCAAAAAACCATTTAAAACTGGTTTCTAAATTTTTAGAAGTTGTTCTTGCATATTTTCCAGAAGATAGTTTCCTGTTAGGAAATAATTCAATATATTCTTGGATTCTGTCAATAAACTTTGTTCCTAATAAATCTTGTAATGTTTTTGCTTTAGTCTTTTTGAAAAAACTATTTATTTCTGCCATGAATATAAGACTTTTATTAGTTAAAGTCAAATCTTCATTGAGCCAATCATACCTTTTTAATTTAGTTACTTGTAAACTATTATTTACAAAATTATTTGGTACAATCTTTTCTTTAATACAATGAAGAACATAATACCCATCAGGAGTAATACCTTCTTGCACAAATTTATTAAATATTTCTGTCATTACCAAATTATTTTTTTATGTACATTAATTTTATTAAACAAATCTTTTGAATCCCACTTAGAATCATTATAAGCTGCACTTGCAGGATGTTTTACAAAATATTTTATATTAGTATCATCTGTCATAGATGACCACTCTTCTGCTTTTTTACCCATATAAACATATACAAGTTCAGATTTATTTATATTCAACCAATCTAATAAATATGTAGTAAATGGCCTCCATATCTCATAATGGCTACCAATAATACCTATTTCAGTTGTCAGAGCTGTATTAAGCATAAGTACACCTTGATTTGACCATCTTTTAAGATCAAGATCTTCACTTATTACATGATTATCATATACAGTTCTATCAACTTCTTGTAAAATAAATCTTAAATTAGGTTGTAGTTTATTTGTATTACTACAACTAAATGATATACCATCAGAAACTCCAAGTTGAGGGTAAGGATCTTGTCCTATTATAACAACTTGAAGATTATCATAAGGACATTCTTCAAATGCTCTAAATACTTGTTTTAATGGTGGTGTAAATTTTTTATCATCATTGCTTAATTTCCATAATTTTGTTATTATATTATCAAAATCTGTACTATAAACAAATGATCTGAAAACTTTATCCCAACCATTAACTGCAAATTTATTAAATAATTTTTGTTTTATTTCTTGTAAATCCATTTTTTTATTATATTTGTTAAAATATTTTGCTATGCCTGTTAAATTAAAACAAATGTCTGATGATGCTCTTGTAACAATTCAAGTAAATAAGAATTATTATGAGATGGTTAAAGGTTTATCATTTTATTTATTTACTTTAATTAAAGTAGATGATAAACATGTTTACTTAAAAGAAATAATTGATAAGAAACCTGAAGAACTAGATGATCTACAAAGAGCATTTTATACAGTTACTCTTTTAATTGCTGAAATTGAACAACAAGCTAAAGCTAATAATTTAATTGTTGAAAAAGAAGTTCTTCAACCAGGAGATGAAGGTTATGTAAATCCTTTAGAACCAACTACTCAAGATTAATATTATATATTCTTCCAATTTCTATACAAGCTTGTATAGTTAACATTATTTCATCTTTAGAACAATCTGCAAAAGATTTACATATTGTTCCTTCTTCTGTACTATAGCATAATCCTGATTGTTCTTTTACTAAAGTTTTCATTTCTTCAAATGTATAACCAGATTCTTTAGCTAATTCTCTTATACATGCATATACTTTTGCAAGTTGTGCAACACTTTTATTACTTGTTGCTAAACCTATAAATATTTCAATTTCCTGGCCTTCAGGTAATTTTTCTAGAAATAATTTATAATTTAATTTTGATTTATCATCTAGATAAACTAACTTTCCATTTTCTTTTATTAATTTTGATGTAAACATGATTTTTTTTTATTAAATATAATGATTATATGTCAATTATAAAACAGCCAAGTGCTAAAAAAAGTAATACTAATATAATATTAGATTACTTAGAAAAATTTCCTAATGCTCCTTCCAGAACTCTTGCTAAAAAAATCTATAATGAAAATTCTGCATTTTTTACAGATGCTGAAAATGTATATTTTAGAGTTAGATATTATAGAGGACAAAGTGGAAGTACAAATAGAGATAAATTAAAAAATACTAAATTTCAAAAAGAACTTAAAGTTAAAGTTATGATACAAAAATTACAATTACCAGAATCTCATACTAAAGTAAGAAATTCATTTACATTTCCTACAGGATGTAAAAAATTAGGAGTATTTGGAGATGTTCATATTCCTTTTCATGATAACACTGCTTTAGAAGTAATGTTTAAAAAGTTTGAAGAAGAAAAAGTAGACTCAATATTTATTAATGGAGACTTATTAGACTTTTACCAACTATCTTTTCATGAAAAAGATCCAAGACAAGTTCATTTTAAGGGTGAGATAGAAGCAGGAAAAGAATTCCTTGCTTATATTAGAGATAGATTCCCGGATATTCCTATCTACTACATTACAGGTAACCATGAAAATAGATTTGAAAGATACTTAAGAATAAAAGCATCTGAACTATTAGACATAGATGAATGTAGACTAGATGTAATACTACATGTTGCAGAATACAGAATAGAATACTTACC